AAAAAAAAGACCTATTCATTTAGGTCTTTTATTTTTGCGATTGTAGTTTAGTTAGGTAGTTCGCTAGATCCAGCGCCTCCTCTTTAGCGTGTTGCAGGAAGTCATCCTTATTATTTTCAGCTAATGTAGTTCCGTACTTGTTTACACCTACAACACTACGGGACATGAGCTCGAGTGCCGTGTTTAATACAATAGGATCCAATCCTGTGACGTCGATATAATCACGTGTAGGGTAGCAAGTATCACCTATACCTACTGTCCCGTCTGGCGTTATACTATACACTTTACGCATTTTTATCCTCCATCATTCGATTGAACTGTCGCAAGGTCATTGCTATATACTGTTCGCCATTGTCTCCGTAGTCGAACACTAATGCGCAGTAATCTTTTTTAGCAGCGAACCGCTCTTGCTCATTTTTATCGAACCATTCCTTTTTTAGGCTTACAGTTTTTTGAGGCTTCATCACTGTTTTACATTCAATAAGCATGTCTTCGGTAATGACGTCCCCTTTATAATAATCCGTAGCTCCGGAATTAGGCTGCACTTTGCCTCCTAGTTGACGAGCTACTTTTTTCTCCTGACGTGCGCTCGCTCTGCGCGTCGGTATAGCTATTTTGCGCGTGTTTTTCATGGCAGGTATACAAGTATCGCCAGCGTTCCGAAAAACGTGACAGTGCTTACGACAGACCCCAAAAACAAGGCGATAGGACTACGTCCGTCTTCCTGCTTCCCTGCTACAAGGTATATCATGGAGCAAGTCAGGCAAAATGCCGATAGTACGAATACACTAATTAGCATTACCTTCAGTATAAATATCATTTAATTTCTCCTTCACTTGTAGACCTAGTTTAGATCTAATAATCTTATCACCAGCTAGGACTTCCTCCAAAGCTATAACAGTCTTATCGCGCAAGGCTAGTACCCAAGTATAATGGTACCCAATGTCGATTGCTGCTTTACTTAGTGGAATATCGTCCAGTATACATAGCCGAATGATCATACGTTGGTTCTCTGGGAAGCATTCGACAAGCGTGTCGATGTACCCTACGAACTGTTCAAGTTGTTCGAACTCTTCGCCCTTGTCGTCATTAGCTAATAACCAATTGATGCGGGCGCGTGCTCTTGTGTAGTCTCCTCTTAGGTCGAGGATCCGTTGGTTCATTTGTCTGCGTTGTTCGTTCATGCTTTAGGTTCCTCATACTTAATTGTCTCGCACGATGCGTCGACATAAATAATATCGTCTAATCGAAGTAGTATGTCAGTAGCAATAACGTCACCATTGATGTCCGGGTTGTAAGGTGTCAACCTAATACACTTTTGATTATAAAATTCAGGGTTATTAATGTAACCCTGAATATCTTCAACTGCGTCATCGTAATCGTCAATGGTGTCGAATAAAGCTGCTACTTCTAAATGAGTACCGTTAGCGTAGATCACATGAAATAACGTCTTTATTCGTTCCATTTACAACACTCCCATCTCTTGTAGCGTGTTCAGTACATTGTCGACCTTTTCATTGATAGTTAGGATCTCTTTTAGGTCGTTCAATGTAGTCGCAGGATCGTTCTTGTTTACGATCTCTTGGATAGCCTCACGGAACCCTTTATATTTTCCTTCAGCGATAGTAGTCTCTTTATGTGCGTCCATAAGGCGACTAGACGCTAGGGCGAAGCAGGCTACAAGTTTAAGGTTTTCGGGATCCTTAGTCTTCATAGCACGTTCGGTGATAGCTTCGGTAATGTCTTCGAGCTCCCCTAATGTAAACTCAACTTTGATTTCTTCGTGACCTTTGCCGCCAATGCGGGCGCCGAATTTCTTGCTACGATAATCTTTGCATTCTTTACACATTGTTCAATCCTCCTTTATGGACGTGGGCGTTTTGAAGGTGTTGGTTTTTTACGAGAAGCACGGACGGAAGTCTTTTTAGGAGGGTTGACCATTTCTTCGTACTCGGCTTCAGTAATAGGTTCCCAAGTCTCTTCATCATACTCCTCAGGCAAGCGTTCCCCCTTGCGCAATACGTTTGCTTTACCGTCCAATACATAGAAGAAGTCTTCTTCTAATACAGGACACATAGCATTGAGGTACTCTTCTTCATCGACAAGGATGTCACTTGGATCGTCCGGCTCATTTTCGTCCTTCTTGTAGTAGTAATCATCTTCCTGATTGTAGAAGTAGTAGGTTTTCGGTTCGACAGGTTTTGCCACTGCGCGTGCGCCTTTGCGTGGCATTCTAATACTTGACTTAGGTTTTTCTTCCACGTCCTCGTCTTGCTCTTCAGTGTCTTCTTTAGGTTCATCTTTAGGAGCAGTCTTTTTGCGACGTGTAATGCGAGTAGGTTTTGGATCATCTTCCTCCTCGTCTTCATCTTCGGTCACTTCCGGCTCTTCCTTAGGTTCTTCCTTCTTGCGACGGCGTCGAGTTCGTTTAGGTTTTTCCTCTTCCTGCGCTTCGTCCTCGTCAACAGTTTCTGGATCTTTTTCTACGACCTTGCGTCCGCGACGTGCAGGCTTCTTAGCTGGTTTTTCTTCCTCCACCTTCACCTCTTCTTCGTCCGTACCTTCGCCGTAAACGAACGCTTCATTCTCTGTGACGTAAGTCGCAGCCATGTCAGCGCGGTGAGTTAGGAACGCAAGAGGGTTCCATTTGAACGTTTCACTGCATGCTGCTAATGAAGCGTAAGGACTAAGATCATAGGCCCCCATGTACCAGAAAATAGCCTGGGCTTCGAGTTCAGTCAACTGAATGAATTTTTGGAGGTAGAACACTGATTGAGCTCCATGTCCCATTTCGGCTTTTTCCTTATTGTACTCGTAGGCCTCATAGGCTTCCCAATCTCCATTTTCGTCCTTACGCCATTTTTCAGTAATCACATAGCGGTCGATTTTGCATAGGTCGTGGAACAAGGCAATAATAGCAATGGATTCAGGACTATAAATTTCTTGCCAACCTGCGCCGACAGTATTTTCCATTTCCCATACTAAGCGGTCATAGACGTTCAATGAGTGTTCAACTAAGCCACCTTCATAAGATCCATGGTAGCGAGTGCTAGCCGGTGCAGTGAAGAAGTCGGTCTCATGTTCCAACCACTCCATTAGATTTTCAATACCGTCACGTTCGATATTTTCGGTTACAATTTTTTTGAATCGTTTAATGTTTGTCATTATGTTTTTCCTTTTCTTTTTGGTAAATTTGTTCGATAGGAGTTGAACCTCCGTACTGAGTGATTAGGTTCTCTAAGTAACCTAAATTTCCTGCTAATAAAATTCGCGCCGTTGGTGATTTGTTTGCCATGCGTACCTCCTTCAATTGTTTAATGTAATATAAACCAAATTTCTTGATTTTGTTTACGACAAGTTGAAAATTTTTAATAAACAAATTTGAACGCCGACAACATCTGTATAGAGCCCGGTCTTAATACCTTCGACAATATCCCCGATAATAGTCATACCTTCGAACGCGGAATCAAGTGAGTAATTAAAGTTCGATTTGATCTTATTGATTGTAAATTGCTTCACATTTACTGTCGACTCTTTAGCGTTTTCCGTACCTAAAATTCGACTAGCTGCGGCAAAATTATTGTATAAAAGGGTTAGGAACCCGAGGACATTGTCTTGCGTTGCGATAAGCGTTTGGACATATTCAAAGGCTCGTTGGGGTTCGTACCTAATCACACTATCCACGGCTTCGAAGACTTCAAATTGTAGATCCTTGTGAATAAGGGAGTCCACGGCCTCCTCGGTAGGTAACTGAACCCGGCTAATCTTGTCCAGCTCGTTTTCGATACGGGAGTAATCGCGGTCACATAGTTCGATAACTTGCTCCAGTAGGTTTGCAGGAACTTTGAACTTTTTCGAAAAATGGTTCATTAGTTGCGTAGTAGTCATTCGGTCAAACTGAACGACATGGTCACTGAACTGTTTTAGAAATTTACTGCGCCCGTCGATCTTTGTGTAGAGTAGGATCAACGTCCCGTATTTAATGTCCTCTAAAGACTTCCAGCGCGATTCAGTGGATAGGAAGTCCTTATCGTCCCGTACCGCAAAGACCTTGTCATTGGCTACGATAGATCGTTGAGTCAATGGACGTAGAATAGAGGCTACACTTGACTCGCGTTTGACAGGTGTTTTCATTTTTGCTAAATAGACGTTCATTAGTCCAATTTCTTCGCCAGTGAAGATGTAGAACGGTAGTAACCTGTCTTCCTTAATATGAGTCATAAACTCCATTAAATTAACCAATTTCTTGGACCTCCTTTACGAGCTTGTTCAGTGCGAATAGTTTGTTCTTACCTTTAGTCGATACCGTACCCAAGCACTTAGCGACGAGCTGAAGTAGGCCGTAATTAGCTAACAGGACTTCGGTATCCTTAATCTTACGATTTTCGAAGCCGATATAGTTCATAGCAATTTCTAAAAATAGTTCAGGGATTAGGGCGTCTTCCCGGGTGTCAGTCTCCTTCAGTTTGAACCAATCGACCATCTTCAATGCGTTACTAGACGAGGCTTCGAAAATATTGTCGTAAAAGAACTGAACTTTTTCCAAGTAAAGAGCTAGTCCTTCCTTGTCATGGTTTTGAACAAGATATTGAACTTGTCCAGGACTACTGAACATAGGAGCCATCTTTAGGATGTCCTTACTAGATTTCACAAAGCGCTCTAAATAGTGAGATACTTCGTCCGTTGAATAAGGAAGCAAGGTAACTACCCAAGAGCGCGAAATAAGCGTATCCAAAACATCTCCTTCGGTATAAGCCAGCATGCAGATATGAACGTTCTTAGGTGGCTCCTCTGTCACTTTTAGGAGACTATTTTTTGCTCCTATGGACATCCCTGCGACCTGTACGACGAACAAAGTAGGTTGAGCAAGACTAGAAGCTAGTTCAATCATGTCTCTAATATCGTCGACTTTATTTTCAATGAAGATACAATCATATCCCAATTCTGCGGCGACATATCTTGCGAATGTACGTTTACCCGATTTTTTAGCACCTACAATGACCATTGAATTAGGTAGGTATTTTCTTTGCTTGACAAATTCTTTGGCTTTACGTTGCCCAATAAAATCGACCATGCTAGTCCTCCTGCGTCATTAGTAAGATTTGAGCTTCTATAATTGGCTTAGCGTTGGGCTCCCATTTGATAACGGAATTTAGACGGTTCATTTCCTCCAGCATCCACAATAGCAAGGAATAATCGACAGTATGTTGAAGCCGTGATAAGTCTGCGCCTAAATGGTTAGGTAAGGAAGTGAACGAGATATCTTGGGTAAGTGCGTACTTACATACGTCAACGAGGAAGTCCGTATAGTTGCGCATAGTTAGTTTCAAGTCCTTACCTGACATAAAGAAGTCATCTAACGTGCGTAACGCTGCTTCAGTATCGTTGGATAGGATTGTATCCGTTAAGGCTACAAAGGTCTCATAATCCGGCGTACCTAAGGCGTTAGCTACTTCTTCAATAGTGATGTCCATTGTGTAGTCCAGGACTTTTTCCAAGCGTGTAATCGCATCGCGCATCCCTCCATTAGCTAACTTACCGATGAACGCTAGGGCTTCAGTGTCCCAGCTATACGGCGCACCGTTTTCGCATTCGTTTTCTAAAATGTAAGCGAGTTGGTGAACAATATCTTCATTAGGGATACGAGTAAAGTCAAATCGCTGAACCCGGGACATAATTGTTCCAGGTATTTTTTGAGGATCCGTAGTACATAGGATGAAGATAGTTCCTGCAGGCGGTTCCTCAAGTGTTTTCAATAGTGCATTAAAGGCGCCAGTTGAAAGCATATGAACCTCGTCGATGATGTAAACCTTGTACTGACTATCTAATGATTTGAACTTACTATCTTCGATAATATCGCGGACGTTCTCCACTCCATTATTAGACGCAGCGTCGATCTCAATTGGCGTACCTTGTCCCTTGTTCACATCTTTTGCGAAGATACGAGCTGAGGTAGTCTTCCCTGTTCCAGCTCCTCCGCAAAATAGGTAGGCGTGTTTTATTTCACCAGTCTCTAATTGGTTGATTAAGATCTCTTTAACGTAGTCTTGTCCTACTACGTCGGCGAATTTTTTAGGTCGATACCTGTTAGCTAAATTGATCAAGTTGGTTGTCCTCCTGAAATTTTCAATAAGTGAGTAGCGGTTCCTTCCACCCATGGATCCGTATACGGTAACCCCATACCGGTATTACCGTCGAATGTTCGAAAAGCCTCGTACCATGCGGATTTTCTAAATTCGTTTGGGTGAGCTTGTATTAGGTCGTAAAGTTGATGACTCCATCTATCATACTGCGCGTCTGTAATAAGATTGACGTTTTGACGATAGTAGAGATTTGAATGAACTAATATTTGACGTTGGCGTCTATTGATTAGTTCAAGTACCTTTCGGTCTAGTTGAACCTTAGGTCTGCGCTTGATAGGCTTGGAGACCTTAGGTCCACTAGGACGCGAAAATAATGTTCGTTGAGTCATGCTATTGCTCCTCGTAAGAAATAGCCTCGTGTACGCAAGTCATTAAGTCATCAAAAACTTGGTCGTCTTCCCGTAGTCGTTGAACTATTTTAGACTTGCCTTGGAATTTTAGGTCATCTCCGTTTTCATCCTGGAGGATCTCACCTGTGTCTGGGTCTAAAATACTGAACCAGGCTCCTGTCTTGTTTACGAAGCCGTATTCAATAGCTACATCTACAAGGTCACTTTCGACTTGAATACCCTCGTGGTAAGACAAGGTATATTGAACTAGCTTTCTATCCGGTTTAAAGGCCTTAGTCTTTTCGACAAAGGCTTCAACCATGTTACCTGCAGGGTTACGAGCAGAACGGTTCACTTTTTCGCCCTTTTCGTCAATGAAGTCTCCTTTGCGGAACTTAATACGAACTGCGCAAGCATGCTTCCACATCTTACCGCCGGGCGTTGAGTACGTCGAATACATACTATTCAAGTCCTCGCGGATTTGGTTGATACCTAAGAAAATAGCATTGTACTTGGTTAGGTAAGGCGTTACTTTTCGACTGAACTCCGTCAACGGCGCGGAAATACCTGCGTAAGCCTTTTTGGTAAGTTCCTCGTCCAGTAAGTTTTGACTGACCATGTACGGGAGTGAGTCTAAAACAATAAGACCGACTTCTCCTGTATCGTACATATCAATGACATACTGAAGGATCTCTTCTGCGGAGTTATGTTCCGGCCTTACAATCCAAAGGTTATCGACATCCACGCCTAATTTCTTAGCCCAATCCGTGTCCAATGTATTTTCTAAATCCAAGTATACAATTTTTAGCGGTTCCTTATGAGCGTCCAATCGCATTTGGATTTCCTTGATTTTAGTTTTGTTCGAACCTTTTGCGTTTTGAAGCTCCTCTAGTTGTGCGTTCAAATCTTCCTGCAACTGCTCCCACTCTTCCTGGAAAATGTACTGCGCATTTTTTACAATGTCCAAAGCCGACGTGGTTTTACCACTCGACTCAGGTCCAAAGAACTCGATCACACGCTTACGAGGTAGCCCGCCATAGGTTTGATAGTTCATTATAGGAGTAGAAAAGGGAATCCTCGGTAGGTTTTCCCTTTCTAGTCCGTGAACAGCTACAAGCGCTTTGGAGTCCTTGTTCCAATCTTGCATAATCTGTTCAAGTTTCATTAGAAATCTCCTGTACTTCCATGCCCTCCGCGAGCTACGTTCCCTAATGAATCTACAAATTTGAAATTCAGTTTAGGTTGTTTTTCTTGGATACGGAACTGCGCAATGCGTTGATCGAAGAATAGCTCAGTGTCTCGGGTTGCGTACCATACTGAGAACCATTCATCGGTATCCCCTTTATAACCCTCGTCAATAACGCCACTTGATACAAAGATTAGTCCAGTCTTTTTGAACAGACTTGAACGAGGATGGAGGATAGCTTCGTGTCCTTTAGGTAGTTCTAAAGCAAATCCGTGCGCAATCTTAATGCTCTCACCAGCCTTAATAGGACAGACTTGAGCTTTTTGTAAAATAGTTCGACATTTGGATACTTGTTCCTTACTAGCGTCTAGTTCAGTGATTGAACTAATACGAACATCGACCCAATCTCCTGTAAATTTAAGTCGGTCTAGTTTAGGGTCAATCATCTTTACGGCGATTTCTTTTGGCATGTAGTGTTACTCCTGTTGAATTATATTGAGTGAGTTCGATATCATTAAGTCTAAATTGGTGAACTCTTTTTAGCGAAGCTAATACTTTATCGGCTTGCTCCAGTTTAGACTGAACCTTTTTATAGGCTCGTTTATAGGCCGTCTCAATGACGATCTCGTTCATTACCAATTTGCGTGTCTCGGATTCTTTGTCCGGGATGGTTTTCCCTGCAGCAAAAGCGTACAGGTCGTCATATTTTTCGCGCCGGATCGCAGCGCTTGCGTCCATCTTAATACCAACGAGTTCGGCTCTATCGGTAGTGAAGTACATAACGGTCGGTAAGTAAGCTATAAAATAGTTCAAATCCTCCGTGGACATGGATTGAACGTCTTTCAGTAGTTCCTGGATCTGTTCCATCACATTGTCCAAAGGCTTAGTAGCTTTTTGAACTACTTCATTGACTACAACATTGACAATTTCACCATAATCTTCGGCGTTCTTCGAAGCCTCAGCGAGTTCGTCCAGTCGTACATCAATACGAGGTAGTTTAGGCTTACCCATCTTGTTTATCCGCTAAATGTTCCTTGAACGCTTTAAGAACATTTTCGATCGGTATTGTCAACCTTGTGTGCTTTTTGAAGTAGGGTACAGAATAGCCAAGTTCAGTCTCTACCGTTGGGTTGATACTTTTATGTCCTAGATTTCGTAGCCGAGTGAGTTGAGTCATAGGGTACCATTTGATCATAGCGTGTTTAGGGAAGTACACAAGTACGCCACCTAAAGCATGCTTGCAGCGGTCTGCGATGAACAGTTCCCGCCATTGATGTTCACTAATATTCGAAAACGGTAAGGAACTTGACTGAGTGGTTTTTAGTTCGACATAAACTGTCCCATACTGCGTCGCTGCGATAAAGTCACAAGGGTTTGCTACTCCTCTAAATCCGTTTGTAGTATCATACAGACGCGAAAACCTGGCTTCATTACCGCAAAGTTCGGCCCCCTTTTTGAAGTCCTCTTCGAACATTTTACCGGTATAGGTCATAAGCTACGTCCTTCCTTTCTACAATAGGGGCAGTAATTAGACGAGCAATAGATCTTAGGACTTTCCCCTCGTTCTACATACTCTTCACAAGTAACTAGCTTGTCTAATACCTGTTCCTTCATAGCGTCTGTGATATGATAGGTATAAGCCTTTTTCTCAAAGTTATCGCGGTTCTCGTACAAGAACAAGACATCGTCAACACCTAAACACATACCGTAGCAAGTCGCCTGCATTTTGTGTTCTTCGTACGGCTCCGTATGTTTATTGAACTTGAACATAGTCTCCGTCTTAATTTCCATGATGTAGGTCTTCCCTTGCCATCTTACAAGGCCATCACATAGGAACGACAACTGAAGCAGTTCGTTCTTACATTTTGTCTCATAGTCATTTTTGACGAAGTTTTGGTCAACGATTGTACCCTCTACAGGATTTTCTTCCAAGTATTCGGCTACATCTAACCACTCAAAGTCTGGATCCGTTTTAGATAGGCGTACCATGTACTCCTGCAATACTTCGTGCCTAAATGTACCAGCTTCTCCCATTGCGATTAGATTGTAACTCGCATTATCTTGTAAGGCTTGTCCAGTACGTTCGAAGTACATTTTACGCAAGCAACCTCCAACGCCACTTGGTTTGTAGTAGGTTGAAGGCTTATAAGGTTCTTGCGTGTTTTCGATGATATGAGTAAACTTGTCCACGAAATTGATAGCAGGTTCATTCACTTTTTCCGCTGCGACCATTTTAGCTATGCGGGACAGTTTGTTACTCATTCAGCATCTCCTTCTTCTTGGGTAGCTAAGTAGTAGGTAACTCCATTAGCTTCGATTTTAAGACATAGTTCATTTCCAAAGTGAATGTCAAAATGGTCTTCACTTACTGTCGCTAAAATATCGCGAAGTAGCAAGCTATTGATTTTACAAGAGAAGTCCGTACCCTCTTCTAGTTTAGTGTACTTGACAAGCTCTTTGGATCCCTTAGTCGTAATGATTGCAAGTTGTTTAGGACCGAAGTCTAAATGAACAGTTCCTTTATCAAAGGCCGTCATAAACAAGGTCAATCGTTCCAAGATACTTTGAATCTCTGCGGTAGGAAGTGTAGCCTTACCGTCGAACTCCTGTGAGTCCATGATGCTCATGTCCTGATAACCTTCCATGCCTTCCATAATACGGCCATAGATTTCGATAGTGGATGTAGATACATAAATGTATTCATCATCGAAC